CCTTTCATTGTCTCGTTGACAATATCTATAATCTTTTTTAAAGTTTTTAGCTTGATTTCTACGCCGTCTTCGTTATTTAAATTATTCATTATTCTTATTGCTTTATTTTTTTTGTCTATGTCTATTGACACATTCTTGTTTACTTTTTTTGTAATTGGTTGTCGTCTGTATGCTTCGGTCATGCCGTCGCTCATGTAGCGTCTCCTTTTGTGATTAGTGATGTTAAAAAATCAATCCGGCTGTCAATTACCTCAAGTTTTACTTTCTTAGCTGTTTCTACAGCGTCAACGTAAACTTGTGGATAAACCAAGGCTGGCTCTCTCACTTCGCCTAAATCCAATACAAGTTTTGGACGATTGCAATTAGATAGCGCCGAGCGGTATTCTAATAGTCCTTTTAGTTCTTCAATTGTCTCTAATCGTTTTTTGGTTACTGGGTCAATTTGATAGAATTGTGTGTAGTTCATTGATTCTCCTTTTTAATTCGTGTGCGTAATTGCATTTTCTTTGTTAAATCGGGACGCATTTCTCTCATGGCGTCGTATAGAGTTATCTCGCACTGTCTTTCTTCGGAATCGGTAAATTCAAAATAAACAGCAAAATTAGAAGCCACTACAGTAATATCCACTTCTTCTGAAAGTTCCTTTTCAAGATAATCCATTAACATTCTTAAATCGTCAGTTTTAATTTTCATCGTCTTCGCCTTTCTTCATGCGTTTATATTGCTCACAAAAAGGTGCAGCAGAACAGTAGCTTTTACATCTTGTGCTCTCCCCTTGTCTAAAAGTTATGGAATGACCAGCTCCTAAAGTTTTAAGAAATGCTTCGGCGGTTTCCTTAGTGCTAAATAATCTCACTGCTTTTTTCTGACCTGTTTTAACAACTGCCCATACATCGTCCTTTGCCCAGCGATCTTCTTTAGAGCATTCAAAGTTTTGAAACAGCTCAATAGCAGAAGCGGAGGCAGCAGCCTTATGCAATTTCACTCGTTCTTCTACATAGGCTGCCACCTCTTCGTCCGGTATGATTGGCACGTCAAGCAGTACTACTTGATGGGCCGGGTAAGGATCTCCTTCGCGAATATATTGATTCTTTGACCAATCGCGCAAAATTGCTACAATTTGCAACTTGTTTACTGTCTTGCCGTTCTTACGCAAAATGTGGGCGTATATGTTTAACTGCTTCGCATATTCCTCTGGAACGCCGTCTCTGATTTTATACACTGTAATAAACTTGTAATCTTGCAGCAGCCCCTCTTTCAAAAGAAACCTGTCCATCTGACCACTTACGCGCCAACCATCCACGTCAATATACAAGCGTTCTTCAGCAATAGCTGTCTCCTCAGCTCGCTCAAGAATACCATGAACCACTTGGCCAAGCAAGCTCCAAATGCGGTCAGACACGTCCTCCTCAAGTTGGTCCTCATGTCTAAGTTCTAACGCCCGCATCTGGGGAGGCTTCAGTAACGAAGTTACTGAGATGTCGCAATCGCCGCTACTATACCCGTCGTTAGACACTGCTTTTACAATCGGTTGAGGTAAACCAAGTTTATTTGTTAATTTCATATACTGCTATTATAGCACACAATAATAAAAAAATCAAGTGGGTTTTTTGCGAGTCCAGTCAACTTGCTCGCCACAATGCGTACACACGCCGTCCTCATAATCATCGTGAAAACAAGCTGCCTCGTCAAGCTCCTCGTCGTTGTAGTGCGGAAAAGACTGGGACGTAAGCTCAAGATAGCCATTTTCTGTTATAATCACAACAGCGCCCACTTCAAAATAATTTCTGTCCCGGGGATGCACGTCATCGGAAGAGAACCGGATAATGTCACCCCGTTCGTCCTCAAGCAAGCCTTCTTCGCCGTCCCATTCAAGCACTTTACCAAGACCAAAATCGTCCATATCGCCTCCTTGATGTTTTGAGTATACCATGCCTAAATGCCTAAAACAAGCGATTTCTTGTCAAGAACTTTGTTTGTAATAATATCAAGTACTTATAAAATAGTGCTTGACAAACGTAAAAGATTGTAGTATAATAGCTATATGTGGCTTAGTAATACGCCGACACTATAGTTACTACACACGTGTTGTTTCCTGCGTGGCGTTAGTATATTATGCTTGACTATGAAAGCTTTTTGTGGTATAATGTATCTATGAAGTTGAATAGAAAACAACGCAGAGCGTTGAAAGCAAAAGGAGTAAAAATGGCAAGAAGTGAAGAAGAGATAAAGAAGGAATATGTTGACTTGTGCACTCGCGCAGGTGAATTGCAGTATCAGCTTGAACAGATGAAGGCCGGACTGCATGAGATTAACGGACGTATTCTTAGCGTCAACAAGGAATTTGTTGAGCTAAAGCAATCTCAAGAACAGCCTAAGGGGGATTCGAATGTTGAAGCGCAAGCCCAAACTGATTAAGATAGCTCAAACTGCTGAGGGATTTGAAGAACAAGCCGAGTCCTTTCTTGTGTCGCAGGGATTTCCTGTTGACTCGGATGGGAAGAAACTGTTTGCAGCTTTTATTCAACATTTGCCGCAGGACAACGATTCGTTTGATCCTGATTTGTTGGGACGTATGATGAGAAAAGCTAGAGCAAATGAGCTTGCTTTTTACATGATGCATCCAGATAAAGCACCTAAGAAAGAAACCAATGGACAAGAAGAAACTACAGGATCTACAGAAAAAGTGGTACAGCAAGTTAGCTAAGTCTGGATTTAAGGACATCGAGAATGTTTTTTTGCCGGGTGAGCCTTTACTGCATTGGGACAGCACTGAATTTCAACGAGCTTTTTCTCCGAGTGAATTTACAGAAAGACAACGTTATTACGAGCTAGCAGGCCAATTGTTGCACACTTTCAAGTTTAAGAAAGACCGTGACAAAGAAATATGGCGAATGTACGTACAAGGCATCACCCAGCGAAAGATAGCTAAAGCAGTGGGATTGTCCATAATCAGTGTGAATAGGATAATTAAGAAGTATGCAAGTTACATCAAATACAATTCAGATTAGGGACGTTAGGGAAGAAGACTTGCCTCTTATCTATTCTACCTGGCTATTGGGATTATACCATGGCTGTGAGTGGTTTGGAAGAATCAAGAAAGATAGCTTTTTTAAAAACTACAAAAGAGCTTTGGAAGGGCTAATACCACGTTGTTCGGTCAAGGTGGCCGCTCTTGCAGACGATCCTGACGTAATACTCGGATATGTTTGTTATCGTGGTAATGTGTTAGATTGGATATTTGTTAAGAAAGCATGGCGTAAGATGGGCATAGCTAAGATGCTATTGCCTGAAGGTGTTACAGCTGTGACGCATCTAACAAAAGTAGGTAGATCGTTAAAACCAAAAGAATGGGACTTTGACCCGTTCGTATAGGAGTGATATGAAAATTAAGTCAATACAAATGAATATAGCTATTACCATCCCCGGAAGCAAAGTGCTAGGGGCGATATCAATTCACCCTGACAAATACCCCAACACATCTCTTACGCTCACTGAGCGAGGAGTGCTTGTCAATGCTGACGGCCATGCTGCTATTGTTCCCATGAGCAATATACAGTGTATTATTATTCATCCTGAGGAAGTAGAAGAAAATGGAAGACTTAAGCAAGCTGTTAAAAAAAGCTAGTGATGCTGTAAAACGGGACATAAACCATATTTACCTAGAAGTGTCCAGCCGTAAGCTTTCTGATAAGTCTGCCAGGGATTTGGTGGCTTATGTGAAGCTATTGTCAGATTTGGCTAAGGCACAGAAAGAGTCGAAGGAAGCTTTAGCTGCTGTTCCCGATGATGAGCTGAAACAACTTGCTAAAGAATTATTAGATGAAACCAAATCTTGAACATGTATTGACTGAGATAAAGAAACGCAAGCATAAGCCGTTTAAGCTTGAGGATTTTTTATTTAAAGAGCAATTAACGTTTGTATCCGACCCCAGCCGGTTCAAAGTGGCAGTGACCACGCGACGAGCAGGTAAAACTGTGTCATGCGCTGCCGACCTTGTCTACACTGCCGTAAACACACAAGACACTATCTGCGTATACATCACCTTGTCCCGCAGCAACGCTAAACGTATTGTTTGGCCTGAGCTAAGAAAAATCAACCGACAATTTAATCTTGGCGGCGTTTTTAATTCTTCAGAGCTTTCTGTAGCTTTTCCTTCCGGTAGTGTGATATATTGCACGGGGGCTGCTGACAAGTCAGAGATTGAAAAGTTTCGTGGTCTTGCCATCAAGAAAGTTTATATTGACGAGTGTCAATCCTTTCCAAGTTTTATCGAGGAGTTAGTAAATGATATCATTGGCCCGGCTCTTTTGGATCATGCAGGTACTCTTTGTCTCATTGGCACTCCCGGGCCTATCCCTAGTGGGTATTTTTTTAATTGTTCTCGCTCTAGCAATTGGGCACTTCACAATTGGGGTTTTTGGGACAATCCTTTCATCACTCAAAAAGCTGGCATGTCTCATCAAAAAGTGTTTGAACAAGAACTAAAACGCCGAGGGGTGACAGCAGATCATCCTAGCATTCAAAGAGAGTGGTTTGGTAAATGGATGCTTGACACAGATTCTTTGGTGTATTGCTATAATAGCTCGGTGAACGACTATGACGAGCTGCCTCAAGGCAAATGGAATTACTTACTGGGGGTGGACCTTGGGTATCACGATGCTGACGCTATATGCCTTCTCGCTTGGAACGAAACTAGCCCTGTTACGTATCTTGTTGAAGAAATCGTCACAAAGCACCAAGGAATAACGGAGTTAGTTAATCAAATTGAAACCTTACGTATGCAATACGACATAAGTAAGATAGTTGTGGATACTGGTGGATTGGGAAAGAAAATTTCTGAAGAGATATCAAAGCGTTATCGCATCTCCGTACACGCTGCCGAAAAGACTAGAAAAGTCGAATACATAGAGCTTATGAACGATGCCCTGCGTAGCGGCAGGCTTAAGGCTAAGGGCGAGAGCTTATTTGCCCAGGATTGTATGAAAGTGGAATGGGACTTGGACAAGAGCACCCCCGATAAGCGCGTAATAAGCCGTAGGTTCCACTCTGATATCTGCGAGGCTGTCTTATACGCGTGGCGTGAGAGCTACTCCTACACCCACCTAGCCTCGAAGGAAGCGCCCCGTCCTGGGTCAAAAGAATGGGCAATAGCCGAATCCTCACGCATGGAACAGGAAGCCGAGGAGTATTTCACAAATTTGGAAAATGCCAATAAAAATGATGACTTTGGCTGGTAATGCTTTTATATTCAGCAGTTTAGATGGCTGTTTAAGCTATTGATAAAAGGACTGAAAATGCCCCTGAAACACGGAAAATCTAAAAAGACTTTACAAGAAAACATTAGAACTGAAATTGAGCACGGAAAAGATCCCAAGCAAGCCGCTGCTATTGCCTACTCTATTAGACGCAAGGAAATGCAGAAAATGGCCCATGGCGGTTTGTATGAGAATATCCATGCCAAACGAGAAAGAATTGCACAAGGAAGCGGCGAACACATGAGAAAGCCTGGAAGCGAAGGGGCTCCTACGGCAGAAGCTTTCAAAAAGGCCGCTAAGACCGCTAAAATGGCCCAGGGTGGCCCGGTGCATTGTGCCCATGGTGGCCCTAAAATGTGTGCTCACGGATGTTATGCCGAAGGAGGCATGGTCCCCGGCGTAGAGCACCCACATGAAGGTGAGCCGCGTAATAAAAAGCTTCATCCCGATCACGTAGCAAAGCCCTCTATGCCTAAAGAAGACCATGAGGACAGAATTAAAGAAATGTCCAAATCTGAGGAATACAAAAAGTTTAAGAAAGCTTCAGGCTTTGCTGAAGGCGGTATGGTCGAGGAAGAGGACGAAGACGAGCATGAGCACAGACCTGATTATGTGGACGAGCTTGAGAACGAGCCTATGGGCAATGATTTTCATAGTGATGAATTCTTAGCCGATCCTTATGGGGAAATGACCTCTAATCACCACGTTGAGTTTGACCCAGACGTTGAAGAAGAAGAGCACGACAGCCCACATGACAGTGCCTTCCACGACGATATGGAGTACAATCCTAAGAAGCGTCTTGAAAAGATTATGGCTAGACGACGTATTGCTAAGTTTTCTAAACAGGGGGAATAATGGACTTAAAAGACCTTGAAAAATTAGTGAAGCTCTGCCATAAGTACAGTATCAAAAGCATTACTACGCCCCAAGTGTCTTTAACCATTGACACCCTATCTCCCCCACAACCAAAGCTTAAAGCCGAAGAACCCGCACAAGAAAAGCCTGAGCCGGAATATACGGATGAGGACATTCTAATGTGGTCTGCTGGTCAATTATAATTTATGGCTAAAATTACTAAACGTGAGCAAGGCGATCGAGAAACCGTACGCGTCAAAACTCGCGCCACACCCGCCGATGCCGGTCCTGCTAAATGGTGGAAGCAAAGCTCTAAAAGCG